ACAGTTATTTTGCCATTGACAATCTTTGTTCGTGAATGGATTTCAACCACTCCTTGTGTTGTTTTTTATCACCATACTTCAAGTGATCCTCACGACATAACGCCATCAAGTTTTCAATGTTGTCTGCCTCTTTGCTCCCTCCGATTCCTCTCGCTTCAATGTGATGGATGTCAATGGCAGTTTTGCCACACACCTCGCAAGGGATGAAGTCACTAATGTCATATCCGAAATGGTTTAGGTACATTTTGGTGTGGGGTTTCATTTGTTACCTCCGAATGTTTCGTTGTAGTAATCATCAAAATCTACATAAGCACGAACAATGTTACCACCTCTCGCATTTAACTTATCCATAGAATTATCCCAAGTTGTAGCGTGTTGCTCCTTCTCCATTTCTTTGGCTTGTTGCTGAATCATTTGCCACGAATCAGCAGTCAAATCTGCGAATGTATAATGCTCAATTAACCACTCCACTGCCGTTTGTTGTTTATCGTTGCTCATTTACTACCTCCTTGTATTTTATCACGCATCCATTTTGCACCTCTTTGAAATTCTTCAGCAGGTGATAAATCATCATTATTTTCTTCTAATGATGCGTCCTCTATTTCCTCATCACTTGGTAGTTGGATGTTTTGTCTACCTATTTTAATTATGCAATCCATACATACATTGTGAGTAGATTTTGACTCATCACAATTTATACATAACGAATCACTTGGTAGTTCAGTGGGCAAATGATTTTTAATCTCTTCTTCCACATCAGTTTCCCTTCTTGCAATACCATCAAATTTGCCAAGTTGATAAAACAATTTCAGATGTTCTTCTGTGTATAGTTTCATTGCAGTTTGTTGTTTATTGCTCATTCTTTCTTCTCCTCTTTGGTTTCTGCTCATCATCGGCAAGTTGTGCCAACTCAATTGCTTTTTGGTCTGCCCATATCAAAAGTGAGAACACCGACTCAATGACACAGGTGGAACAGTTGGGAACATTGCGACCAAATATCTCACGATGTACATTCTGAAGTTGTGCTGATTGCTCAGGGGTTAATTGGAACACAAGTGTCTTTTTGTAGATCTCGTATGCCGGGCGAAGTGACTGGATGAATTCTATCATATTTTTGTTTCAAGGAGTGCAACGATTACGGTTGCGATGGATGCGTATAAGATACCCACAAATCCGTAGGTGTATATAAAAAAAGACAATCCCAACCACCACGATAAGCAGAAAGCACAATCAAGTGGTTTCATTCGTTTCCATTTGGAATAGTCGCTTCCGTAGAGATAGCGTTTCAGTAGGTCGGCTGGTTTGCCAAAGTTTACGATGATGATGCTTAGACAAGCAATTCCAATTATTTCGTTGTACATCTTTCTTTCATTAGTTTAATTACTCTTAGCACTTCACGAACTGATATATCGGTTTGGCGGTGGATGGCTCTCGCTGACATTCCGCTGCACCAAAGTTTGAATAGTTCTCTTTCATAGAAGTATGCCGTTTCCGTAACTTGGTTTATTTTGTTAATTCGGTTTGATTCAATTTGTTCTTCTTGCTCTCTCTCAAATAGTAGGTCGGGTTCTTCGGGGAAGTCCAGCTCATAGACATCATACTGATCGTATATGCGAGATTCTGCGAAGGGATGCCTGTTGCCGTTGATACAAAGGTAAAGAGTGCGGATTGCCCAAAACTGGAGATATCCTTCTCGGTGCAACTTCTCAACATAGTCATCAGGTTTCTCAAGGATGGTTAAAAAAAAGTATTGATACAGTTCGTTGGCAAGTTCGTTGTTCTTAGCGATGTTCTTCGTTGCTTTCCTCAGCCAGTCGGCTTTGGATAACTCCAATATGATATCCGCTTTTGTCAACTTTTCTTTTCAATAATGCAAATATAACCATCTTTTTCGTATTTTTTCTTGATGCGAAGTGCTTCTTCCTCAGATTGGACTATACTGATTGACGAGCTTAGACCTTTCGTGGAGGTGCAGACCCAATAAGGATATAGCCTCAACATAGAATTGATTGATTGATTTGTCATAGGTGATCAGATCTTCATAGGTTTGAACGGAATGGATGATGGTTGAGTGATCACGGTGCAGTACCTGACCGATGGAAAGGTAGGTCATCCGCAAATGTTTCTTGCAAAGATAACAAAACAAATGACGGGCATCCATTATGCCTTGCCTTCTCACCTTCTCCAGTATCTCATCGGGGGTGACATCGTAGATGATGCACACTACCCTCATTGCTTCAGTCCATTCGGCATCAATCTCGTTGATCTTGCATCGTGGGTTCACGATTTGGTCTTTGAGTTTCTTGATCTCTCGCATCCGTGAATCGTTCAGTTCTGCAATTACACCTTTGAGCCGTTTGACTTCTTGCTTCAACAGGTGCATCTCTTGATAATCAATCATAACAATTTTTGATTGTGTTCACCGAGTTGGATGAATCCTGAATCCGATGTACTGCCAGTTACTTTGATGAAGTCAACCTCAATCTTTGCTGAGTTGATAATCACTTGTGAAACATCTGCCATCGTTTGTGCAGTTTCAATGTCAATCTCACCATCTCTTAATTTTTCCAATACTTCAAAAAGGTGATCTCGTAGGTCGGTCATTTTATTTCTTGCCATAGCTGTTTATTTTTCTTGTTATTTGTTTTTTGATGTGAATTACTTCTTTGATTTCTTCGGGTAGGTTGACATAGGAATTTCTCCTCATATTTTCAGCCCTATCAATTAACTCTAAATTCTCAATCGTGATGTTCATTTTGTTTCGGTCTTTGAATACCACGAACATTCCTTTCGGGATCTCTTGGTTGTGTTGTTTCCAAAGTAGGATGTGAACAAACTGAAATCCTTTGTCGGTTTTTTCTACCAGGTATCCATCACGAATTGAACGATATCCAATCGGTTTCCAATTTGGTGGCTTGTGTCCTTTTTTGAACTGTGTTTCTACTCCTCCAATATGCAATCCTTTCATCCCTTTGTTCCAAGCTTTTTGTCCTTTCCTGAATTGGGTGTGGATATTGGATTCTTTAATCCGTCCACCATTGATGGCTAAATACTCAGGTGTTTTCTTCAGCTCCAATTTGGTGGCTTTGTTGTATACCTGCGACATAGTGCAGTTGAACTGTACTGCCATTTCGTTTGTGATCGTATGCGGATATATCTTGACGAAAATATCTACCTCTTGCTTTGTCCAATACTTTCTCATAGTCGTTCTTCGTACATTGTGCGTGATCCAATAAAGGTAGTGTCTATCGTGTGGCATTCTCCGTGCCTGTTCTTTGCGATAATCAATTCAGCATCTTCCTTCTCAAGCTTCTCACCTGAATAATAAGCCGGGCGAAATGGGAACATCACAACATCCGCATCTTGCTCAATACTTCCACTCTCACGGATATCACTCAGCATAGGTCTTTTGTCCGCTCTCTCCTCACATTTGCGTGATAACTGAGCCAACACCACCACCGTGATATTGAGTTCTTTAGAGAGCAACTTTAAGTTACGGGATATCTCTGCAATTTCTTGCTCCCTGTTTTGTTTTGTTCCTTTGATTAACTGGATGTAATCAATCACAAGAAGTTCAAGTCCGTGTTTCGCTTTGTGGATTTTTGCCTTTGATTTGATTTGTTGTATACTGCAGTTAGGGTCATCGTCAATGAAGAATTGCACTGTCTGATTGTTGGCTTTGTCAATGATGATATCCACTTCGTATTCTCTCAAGGTGGCGTTCCTAATCTTCCAGCTTGAGATGTCGGTGATCAATGATAAATATCGTTTGGCAATTTGGTCGTTGCTCATCTCCAACGATACAAACAAACCTTTCCCATCACGCTTGGCAAACTCCCACATCAAAGTAAGAGCGAGTGCCGTTTTACCTTGACCAGGTCTTGCAGCCATCACAACTAAATCACCGGGATTCCATCCGCCTAACATCCTATCCAGTCCAACCCATCCCGTTGGTCTACCGGTTAGTTGATCACCACGCTTCACGGCTTCAATGATTGTATCAACGGCTTTGTTTGTAACTTGGGTAATCTGAACAGGGTCGTTGATGCTTGTGAACTTGGTGTTGTCTATCATCGTTTGGACATTGGTGAGCAATTCTTTCAAGTCGGTTGCCAAATCCAAAGTAGAAAGGTTGTTCAAGAATTCCTTCTTCAGGTACTTGTGTTCAAGTTCGGGCAGGTGACTGCTGATGTTTGGCATCCCGTAGACATCTTGAGTCAAGCGAACGATGTAGATCATCTCTTCCCGTTTGAATAATCTGCCCAAAGTAAGAACATCAATGGGGTCGTTGTTAATGTACATCTCCAACATTGCCTCAATGATGCGTTTGTTTAGCTTGTCTTCAAACCATTGCGATTTGATGCGTGGAAGCATTGCTCTTGTTTGGTCATAAAACAAAAGTTG